CTCTTCTGAAGAGACGGACTTGTTTGATGAGATTGGAAACGTAAAGCCAGAGAAGGTTCTTGCAGCTCCGCCTTCAGGAGTAGCTTATTCTGAATACTATGGTGATGAGTTTTTAATGCTCTCAGAAGGAGATAATTCTCCAGCTGATAACATCGTCAGAATCCGCATGACAGATTCTAATATCGTTGACGGAATTGAGTATTCAGAAAGAGGTCTTTTTGTTGTTCCAGTTCCGATGTTTGATGACATCAATACTCTGGCTACACCTACGCTGCGTTCTTCTCTGGTAGGTAATGAAACCTTAATCGGTTACATATCTTCAGAAGAGACAAATGTTCTTGATGACAACGGTTGTGTAAGACATGAAAAGATTTCTGCTACACCTCCAGTGGGAGTAGCCTACTCTGACTATTACGGAGACCAGTTCATGTTCCTTTCTGAAGCCGAAGCTTCATACTCGAACCTTGAACCTTCATTGTACATAGAGCTTTTCAAAGCCTTGCAGTGGATAAGATACAACGGAGCTTCAATCAAGTCTCTGGGAAGAATCACAAGTCTTATCTGTCCTGACGGACTTGTAAAGCTTGGAAACGTAGAGACAGCTTCTGACGGTAAGCACTGGAACGTTTACTATGACTATGACGATTCAGTAGACATTACTTTGAAGCAGCAGCGATTGAACCTTCTGGAGTTCATAGTAAATCTGAAGTTCGTACAAGTTTCACTTGTAGAGAATATTTAACATAAAAAGGAGTAAGTACAATGGGTACACTTAATGAAGACTTGTCTGCAATCAAAACGGTTGAAGACACAATTATTGCCAATAAGGTTGCTCGCTTCTCTTACACAGATGAAGCTTATACAACCAATGACGCTAACGGTGTTTCTGAGTATAACGTAAATAATGCTCAGAATATCCCTACTGCTGACGCTTCGGTATTGAAGGTAAATGAGACAGTGCTCTCTAAGGGCTATCGTGCTCAGGCTTCTTCAATTACTCGTATGTTGGTAAACCATTTCTTTGGTCGTATGTCATATAACCTGAACAAGGTAAATGACGGATTCTCGAACCTCGTGGCAACTCTCATCGCTCACAGAGGAACAGCAAACGGTTTTGCTACTCTTGACGCAAACGGAAGAGTTCCTTATTCACAGCTTCCTGAATCAGCTATGGAGTATAAAGGTCAGTGGAACGCTGAGACAAACACTCCTACTCTTGCTGACGGAACTGGAACAAAGGGAGACTTCTACATTGTCTCTGTTGCTGGTACACAGAACCTCGGAAGCGGAAACATTCAGTTCTTTGTAAATGACCGTGTTATCTATGACGGTTCAGTATGGTCTCGTCTCTCTGCTGGTGATGTAAAGACAGTAAACAGTGTTCTTCCTTCGAACGGAAACGTTGCTCTTACTGGCGAAAACATTCCAGTATCTACTACTGACCCTACTTTGCTCTCAGTTCCGCTTGCTACAAACAGATACGCTGACCACTCTGTAACAGTAAAGAAAGTGAACTTTACTTTCAAAGATGTTATGGCAAAGACACCTCGCTGGCTTCGCTTTGACTTCTCTGCCGCAAACAAGCAGACTTTGAAAATCCTTGCTGATACTCATATCAGAGTAGGAAACACTGTTGTTCACTTTGATACAGACACAAGCATTGACCTCTCTGAGACAATCAATGCAGAGACAAGTCCAAACGGAAAAGACTGGTACGTATTCCTTGACGCTGAAGGAAACGTTACTTGTTCTCTTACAAAGGCTGAAGCTACTGGAACAAAGAGAATCGGACAGTTCCATACTCTTTGTGCTGACGCTGGTGCAAGCGTTACTGGTCTTGTTCCTACCGAACTCACAACTACTGGTGATAACTTCCTCATCAAGCAGTACAATGAAGAGGAAGACCCAGACTTCTACGCTTTCTATAACAAGCCGATTACAGCTATTACAGCTGGAACTTACTACAATGTCGGAACAGTTGCTCACCCTCTGTCTGGCTTTGAAGCAAACGACATTCTTCCTGAATCAATATGGTGTCTTACATTCCACCCAGCTTGTGCTTCTTATGACGGTATGGTTTATGATAGAGACTGTGATATTGCAGTTGACATCTACTTGCAGTCTGGAAAAGGCAAAGCTACTCGCTCTGCTTTCGGTGCTCAGCATACTGTATCTCGTCGGCAGTGGAATCACGAAGAAGACATGAGAGCAGTAGGAAAGCGTCTTTTGAAAGACCACGAGTTTACTTCTATTGCAAGCGGTTCAAATGAAAGAACGGCTATTCAGGGAGCTTCTGATAAGACAACAGTAGGCGGACACGTTGATACTGCTGGAAGACGTATGATTTCCTTCATTGGTTGCGAGGAATGTTGTGGTTATCTTACTCAGTGGCTTGATGAGCTTTGTGGAACAGCTTCTGCTTCTGACTGGGCTAACAATGACGGTCAGGGAAGCTTTGGTCAGCAGTATTGGGATAATTACTGCCTTCATGCTGGCGGTAATTGGAGCGATTCCACTCGCTGCGGTTCTCGCTGTCGTCGTGCGGATGTTGTGCGTTCGTGTGTGGCTGCGGATATCGGGGGTCGGGGCTCGGCTGGAGTTATCCGAGTTGCGTAGAGCGAGTGCGTAGCACGAGCTCGCAACACGCTGTTTTTGCCTACCATTGTTCTGGTAGGCAAAAACATATTAAAAAGGTTATAAGGGATTTTCCCTTCTAATAAGGCTTATCCTTAGTACCTAGCCTTCATGCTGGCGGTAATTGGAGCAATTCCACTCACTGCGGTTCTCGCTATCGTAATGCGAATAATGTGCGTTCGAATGTGAATACGAATATCGGAGGTCGGGGCTCGATATGGTTTTGACAAAAAGCAAACTCCATGCTACAATCAAACTTACTTAGTTTTGGGGTCAACTCCAGCCGAGGATAAATCTTTGGCGGAAAGCCAGAAAATGAAAATGGAGGGGAAGAGAGGTTAGTAGCTTGTCGAATATCTTTCTTCCCGATTTTATGAAAACATACAGTAATTTGTGGCAACGCTTTGTGTCGGTAGATAATTTTGAACTTGCTGTACATGAATCTCAGCTTGGCAAGAGCAAGAAACGTCAGGTTATTGCTTTTAACGAGCACAGAAAAGAGAATACGGAAGCACTAAGGCAAATGGTGATTGAAGGAAAGTTTCACACCTCTGCATATCGTTCAATGGTTATTTATGAACCGAAGAAGCGGACAATCTACAAGTTACCTTATTACCCTGACAGAATAGTGCAGCACGCTGTAATGAACATTCTGAAGCCAATTCTGATAGACCACTTCATCTATGATTCTTACGCTTGCGTTGAAGGAAAAGGACAGATGAGGGCTTCCAGAAGGTGCTCGCAGTTTGTCAGACGCAATAAGTATTGTCTCAAATGCGACATTCACCACTTCTATCCTTCCATAAGACATGATATACTGTCAGGAATGTTTCATAAAATGATTAAGGACGACAAGTTTATGGCTGTCCTTGATGATATAATTTATTCCTTTGAAGGTGAAACAAACGCTCCAATCGGAAATTATACTTCACAGTGGTTCGGAAACTTCTACTTGACAAAGCTTGATTATTATGTAAAGCAAGAGCTCGGAATCAAAGATTATGAAAGATACTGTGATGATTTCATGCTGTTTTCCAATGACAAAGCAAAGCTCCATGAGTGCAGAAGGAAAATTGAGAAGTTCATTCTTGATGAGCTGGGGCTGACTTTCTCTAAAGCTTTTGTCTTTGATACGAAGCAAGGAGTGGACTTCTGCGGATATAGGACTTTCGGAAAGTATATGCTGCTGCGAAAGTCCACTGCAAAGAGAGTTAAACGGAGAATCCGAAGGATTTATCCTAGATATACAGAAGAGAAACGCAGAGCAAGCATAGCTTCTACGCTAGGCTGGCTGAAGCACTGCAATTCATACAATCTTAAAGTAAAACTGGGGCTGGTATAATGAAAAAGTTCAGTGATTTTTCAGATGAAGGTTATGTATTTGACGGTAAAAAGGCGAAGATTGCTGAGCTGCTGGATAAGGAAATCTGCATACTGCAATACAAAATCAGAAGGTCAAAATATCAGGATAAACACGAAAACTACGCAATAGTCCAGTTTACTGAATCAGACGAAAACGGTGAGCATAAAATCTTTTTCACTGGCTCTGGTGTAGTCATGGAGCAGCTGGAGAAGTACGAAGAAGAGCTTCCTTTTCAAGCTACCCTGAAGAAGATTGACAAATACCTTACTCTGAGCTAAAATACACTTAATATAATTAAGGAGGAAAAGATGAAAAACAAACTTTTCTTAATTGTCAGTATTGCTTTTATCATTGTAGGAGCAATCATCGGTTACTTCGCAAAGTTCCCTCTTGCTCAGATGTCAGGCTTTGCTGTAACAATGTTCGGAGCTGGACTTGCAGTAGGTAAGCTCTGGAATGACAGAGACAAGACAGCAAAGAGCTGGCTGGTCATTCTGTCTATGGTTCTCGTAGGACTTGGAGCTTTTGTTGCTGGTCTTACTGGAGTTATTACAGAAGCTCAGGTTACAGCAATCATCGGATATGTATTCTCCCTGATTCTCATAATCGCTGGTATCGTTACCTCGGTAATTGCCAATAAAGCGGTGAAAAAGGTTGAGTGATTAAGTAATACTTAACAACTTGCATAAAGCCCTCTTACGGTTTATAATGAATCGTAAGGGGGCTTTTTAATGCTTAAAGGAATAAAGCAATCTGACAAAGAATTACTTCCAGTAATTCAGGACTATGGCTGTCTTTTCCTTTGTTTTGCGAACGCTTCGCCTATGATTTTCGAAGGCAGCAGCGGACGTAAAGCACTCAACAAAATCTGGAAAGAAGCAGAGAAGAAGGGTTATATCTCTGGCGACCTTAACCATGACGGAGATTATGACGATGACGGAGAAGCTGAGGTTAAGAACCATACAGCTCTTGCGAACGAGTTCTTTGCTTTGTCTGTACGATACGATAATATTCACCACAAAGCTGACGAAAAAATACCTTCAAACGTAGCCGTTGTTTTTGGTCGCTACGTATTCAAGTTCGGACATTTTGTTCAGCTGAATAAAACAAAGAAAGTAATCTTTGATTCCTTCGGGAAATCAAATACCGTTGCAAACGGAAAATTAGATACAATGAGGTGGTATTTTTATGCAGACTAAAATCTACAATGCTTACAGAATTACTCACAAAAACGGAAGTGTTGAAGACATCAACGCTCTGGATTTGATTCAGGCTCTGGAGAATATGGAAATCCCAGATACAGAATCAAAGGTTCTTCAGGCTTTCCTTGTAAAGGAAAACGTTCGCACTCTTGTTGAAGATGAAAAGGCAGAAATCCTTTTCTCTGCTATCGTGGCAGAAAATGGTGGTGGCTCTATTGCTACTCCAGCTTCAGGAAGAATCCACGTAGGAGACATGGTTCAGCTCAAAGCTATTCCAGCTCGCAACTACGAGTTTGTCTCTTGGCAGCTTAATGGTGTCAAAATCAGTGAAGAAGCCGTTGTAAATCTTACAATGCCTGAGCTCTCTGCTGGTGTTGATACAGCTGTATTCACAGCTACATTCAAGCTTGCTGACGTTGCATGGACTTCTGAGGTTTCTCCAGCCGCAGCTTCTACTGCTGGTTGTGTAGCCTTCCCTCTGTCTGGTTCAGCTGCTGCAAACTCAGAGCTCTCTTTGATTGCTGTTGAAGCAGAAGGATTTACTTTCGACCACTGGGAAAGAAACGGTGAATCTATCGGAACAAACAAAATCCTTACAGCTGAAGTTACTCCACTTGCAGAAAACGAATCTGCTTGTAGGTATGTAGCTGTATTTACAGAGAACTAAAGGAGTGAGCCATGTCAGACCAGACTGAAAAAATCAACATCATAGAACTCTTAATGGGAATCAAAGAGGACGTGTCTTCCATAAAGACTGACATGGCTAACTTTAAGGAATCTCAGCGTACTGAAAAGGAAACCATTATGAAAGAAATCTCAGATGTAAGAATTGATTACAAGAGAGACCTTTCTGACTTGGAAAACCGTGTTATGGGTAGGATAACAAACATGCAGAGCGTTCAGGCAACACTGGTTGGAGATGTCGATACTCTCAAACATGCGGACGAAAAGAAAGACGCAAAGAAATGGCGAACTGTAATTGCTTTTATCGGAACTGCGGTAGGTGGTATGCTGGTAGCTAAGCTTCCAGATTTTATCACTTTCCTGATTCAGCTGAAAACTCTTGGAGGAAAATAGTATGGCAGATGAAAAGAAAAAGAACTGGTTCACTTCCTTGTTCTCTGACAAAGAATGGGATTGTGATATTACCAAAGTGCTTGGCTTTGGTATCGTAGTTGCTGGGCTTGTCGGATTCTTCTTAGGCAAGTCTGACTTTCAGTGGGTAGTTGCCTTTGGTTCAGGTCTTATTGCCACTGGAAAGTTTTCAAAGGAAGGCTAAATGTGTGGCAGAAGATTAAAACGGTTTTCAGCATTATCGGTGCTGTTCTGTCTATTGTCCTTTTCACCGTTATCCTTTTCTTGCTTCGCAGAGGTAAGACTGACGGACGAAGAAGCGGAGACGATTCTGAACGAAATCAGCGAATCGAAGAAGGAATTGGAAAATGTGAAGAACGAGCTGATTCAGTCTCAGAAGGACTTGATAGAGCAAAAGAAGGAATTGGAAGATGTGAAGAGCACTTACAACGAGCAGAAGACATCTTACGAAACGCAATTAAACGAAGCAGAGAAGCAGAATCAGACGCTTAAAACGGTTGCCGTAGCTACTGGTTCAAGTTCTGTTGCTTTGACCATAGTGGTCATTCTTCTGATTATATTCTAAAAATAAAGGGAGCTTTAAGCTCCCTTTTATTATTTCATTCTAAGTCTTTTCTTCCAGTGCTCCGTATTGTCTTCTTTCACTCTGTCTGTTTCAATCATAATGAAGAAAATCAAGGTGCACGGAGCTGTTGCAATCAGATAAATTAACCAGAACTTAGTCAGTACAATGGCTGGAAGCGGAGCGAACAAGCTCCAGACAAAGCCCACTGTGGCTATCACTACTGCTGTTGCAGCAAAGGACATTACCCAGCTGTAAAGCAACACCAGCAGATGAATCGGAATCATGGCAATCGCCTTCATAAACTTATTCAAAGCTCTCATTATGCTACCTCGAATGTCAGTGTAAGTGAAGCTGTTCCTTTCATAGGATTTGTTACGTCAATACATTTCATTCCAGCAACGGTCTCAGAATTGTACTTAGAGCAAGCCTGAGAGTTATACATCTTGTTTCTCAGTCTTTTATATTCCATGCTCTTGTCTTCTTCAATCTTTGCAAGCTTCTTAGACAGAAGCTGAAATGTAAGCCATTTTCCGTTGATAAGCTCTTCTTTGCTTACCTTTACTGTGATGTTATCAATATTCTGTACTGTCTTCATACTGTACTCCTTTGTTTCTTATTATATTATGACTAATATAATTAGTCAAGTGTCTTTTTCTTCAAAAGTTCCGTTACTGCTGTCAAAGACAGAGGAGCAATAAGGTTGACGAAGATTGCAGAGAGAGTTGACATAATGAACTCCAGCACTCCGCCTTCGATTTTCATAAGTCTTCCGAGGAAAGCAAAAAGGCTTTCTTTTCTCTTGACTTTTTCTTCCTTTACTTCTGGTGTGTCTTCCAGAAGCTTCTGCTGGTCGGAGAGGTTCTTCTGGAGCTCTTCCTGAAGCTTGTTAAGCTCGGTTCTTACGGCAGTGGTAGCGTAGTCTCTTTCCTGACGATATTCAATGTCCTTTTTCTTGAACTCTATTGATTCTCTCAGGTCAGCTTCCTTCTTCTGCAAGAGCTCTAAGGCAAGCTTGTTTGAATCTGCTTGCTTGTTCTCCATAGCTATCTGGGTCTCAGTGAAGTTGAATCTGTCATAAAAGACTGAGACCGTGGTAGCCATAGAGAAAAGCGTTACCATAGTCCAGAGCGTGATAAATACAAATGTAAGCCCGAAGCGTCTCTTGCTTTTGAATATTACTGACACTTCAAAAGCAGTAGCGTTGTAAGCTGTAACAGAAGCACTCATAAGCCATGCAGAGATTACATCAACATAGTCATAAAGATATGTAGCTGTGTGCAGCGTGGAAATATATCCGCTTATCAGGGAGGTGAATCCCAGAAGAGCTACAATGAACATGACAGAGAGCCCTTGCTTTTCTCCTTGTCTGTCAAGGCTACTTCCGTTCCGTCCTTCAGCTTCATGTCGAACTTCACTTGTATTTCCCCAGTCTCCTCCAGCTCGTCCACGAACTGTAACTTCATGTTGTAACCCATTGGTATCATCTTCTGAAACCTTCTGAGCTGCTTCTTCATTCTTCTTCTGTTCTGGAACGCTAGGATTTTCCGCAGCAATCGTTTCAGAGGATTCTTTGTATACTCCCTCATTATTCTGCTTCTCCAGAGCCCCATTTTCCACTGTCTGCTCCACTGGCGATAAATCCACCAGCATTTTAGAGTAGCCCCTTTTCTTTCGAAGAAGTCCAGTGCTTTTTGCATAAGCGTAATCATAGAGCATATCCTCCTTAGCTCTTCTTTCGTATTCAGCGTTAATGTCGATTCCATTTTTGTATTCTTCCAGAGTGAAAAGCACTCCGTTTGAGCAGAGAAACTTTTTCTGGTCTTTTATATAAACATAAGGTTTTCCTAAGTGTTCGCTAATCTTTTCTTCTAAAGCCATAATGTTTCCTTATTCAAAGCAAAGCTGGTCGAAAGCTTCTTTGAACTTCTTTGTGTTTTTTGTCTTGCTCGTACAGACAAGCACGTTCCAGTCCTTTTCTTTGTTTGCTTCAATCTCATCTTTCCACTGCTGACAGAGAGCGTTCGGAGCAATTATCAGAACTGGTCTGTCCTTCTCCTCTGCAATCCTGATTGTGGTAAGTGTCTTTCCCAGACCACAAGAGAAAAGCAGCCCGAAGAAAGGTCTGTCCTTGTATTTGTCAATAGCATAACGCTGGTGATTCCAAAGCTTCTTACTCATAGTCTTCCTCACTTATCTCGTCCATGTTAGGAATGAAATCTTCTGTTACTTCCTGAGCAACAATGCGTCCATTCTCGTCTCTTGCAATAGTCCTTGTGATTCTGGTAGTTCCCTTGCTGCGTAAAGCGTTAATGGTTTCCTTGTGTCGTCTCTCAGCGTCTCTGCGAGCGTTTCTTACTTCTGCTTCATGGTCATAGTCAGAGCAAAGTCCAGCTATTCCCCAGATAAAAAGTATAAGACATAACAATAAAAACATAAAGCACCTCCTCTTTATTACACTCAGTATATTATACTAAGTGTAATATGTCAAGCGTTATTTTTAATAAATCTGAACTTTCTTCCACAAGAGCAGCAGTAAATGTTTGTCTCTATAAATGAGTTTACTTCGTTTTCGTCTTCGCAGTGAAACAGAGCTCCGCATGAGCAAGTTAAATCCCAGTCATCTCTCTGCTTTTCATTTTCAAAGTCAATGTCAAAACTCAGTATGCTTTCCTCTTCGCTGGCTCTGAAAGCGTCAAAAGCTTTTCGCAGCATTAAGCGTTCCCTGAAATTGATTCTTCCAAAATCAGGTTCAATCTTGTCTAATAAATCTGCAAAAGTCATATCAGTCTCCATAGTATTTGAAAATGCTTGCGTCAGTAACACCTGAATCTATGAGCTCCTGACCGAGCTTCAGAGCTTCTGTGATTCTGTCTTCGCAAGTTCCTTTACAAGTAAGGTCGATGATGTATTTGCTGCGAGTGATTTCTCCACGATGTATGCGGTCTTCACTCTGAGCTCGCTGCTCAACGGAATAAGAGTTTGAAAGGTAAATTGCGTAATCAGCTTTGCGAAGTCCGTCAAGACCATAAGCTCCAGAAGCCTGATTGATGAACATAATCTGGGTCTTTCCTTCTGCAAAGCTCTGGTAGCCTTTCTCTCGCTCTTCCTTGTCAATCTTTCCATCATATATTGCCGTAGAATAGCCTAAATCACGTATGCGAGCTTCAGCGTCATAAAGAAGTCTTGTACGGTTGCACCATATTACAATCTGCTGGTTTCCGATGTCTTCTACAATCTCTTCCAGCATGTCAAGCTTTGGATTCTCTTTGAGAGGAACAAGCTCAACCTTGTGATGTCCGCTTTCGGTAATCTCTTCTGTCTCAATCGGCTCATATCCGTTACAGATGTCCTGAAAGCGAAGGTAGAGCTTCAAGCCATTGTCTACGGTTACATTGTCAGTACAGTGCTGATTCTGGAGCTGAAGGTACAGTTTAAGCTGCTCTTTTGTAAGCTCCACGTTGCAAGTCTTGTACACCTTTGTCTCTGGAAGCTCAGCAGAACTGCGGTCAACTCTTGTGCATACGTCTCCAATACGCTGCCAGAGCTCGTCCATGTTTTTGAACGGAGTGTACTCAGGATATTTCATAATATGGAAGCAGTCTTCTCTTGTGATTCCATAGAATGAATGAACTCCGTCCATAGCTCCAGCAAGAGCAGAAGGATTGTCCTTGTACTTCATAAGACGCTTTCTGATTGTCTCATAGTCCTTCGGAGTAATGGTAATGCGAGCACCACGTACAGAAGGGAGAGCTCTTCTGATTTCATAATGCTCTGCAAAAGCGTACATAGATTCAGGGAAGAAGTCGGGACAGAGGAAGTTCATCTGGTCGTATGCGTTCACTGGAGACTTCGACATGAATGTACCAGTGAGTATGCAGCGTTCTCCGATTCTGTTAAGCTTCAGAATTGCCTGAGTACGCTTACTTTTCTTTGATTCCTTGCAAGGATTGTTTGTCTTTATTTTAGAGCTTTCGTCCAGAACTATGAACGGTTTCTTCTCGCAAGACAGAAGGAACTTCTTTACTTCTTCTGGAACTTCTCCTTTCTGGAAGCTCTCTAAACTAACTACTAATGCTTTCATATTTACTCCGTTTTAAGACCTAACTCATACATAACAAAGTTATCGTCTTCTCTGTTTTTTCTGATAAACCCTTTTGCCATAAGGTCATCAAATACCGAAACCTTAATGTCATTCGTGATAACTGGTTCTCTTGTTTCAATGATAGGCTGAAGTCTGTCTGCAAGATATGTCTGTCTCTTAGGAACAGCAAAAAGAATAAAGTGTCCTTTATCCATTAGTTTTCTTACAAGCTCTGTATTCTCTTTTTCAAGTCTGTCTATCCTCCTGAGATTAGAACCATTATATTCTTTCTGCAAAGCCAATTTAGATTCAAGGTCGTTATTAGCGTGTTTCAGAATCCTTATCTGTCTCTGCAATTTTAGTAAAGTGCATAATTTAATCATTTAAGTACCCTCCTATAAGGTCTACACCGTCCTGATATGATAGAATCTCTCTAAGTTCTCTGTCAGTCAGATGAAGCGTAGGTTCTTTCATATAAAGCTCATAATTGCAACTATCACAGCACATAGGACTTCTTACACAAGTTCCGCAAAACTCATTTAAGTTATGTCTCTTACTTTCTTCAAGCTGTTTCTTCAACTCTTCATCTAATGTCATAGTTTTACTCCTTACAAAGTTCTTTTGCTTCTGCTATACAGCGAGCAAAAGCGAGTTCGTTCTTCGTATGAAGTCCGCTTTCAGCCATATAAACTATACCTCTAAGACACTTCTTTAATGATTCTACTTCCGTTTTCAAAGCGTTATTGTCTCCAAAGTGAATTAAAGTGTAGTCAAGAGCGTGCATGTCGCCTTCTTTAAGTCCTTGTTTCTTTCCTTCCCAGTAGACCGCAAGCATTACTTTGAAGGTAAAATCACCGAGCTGAAGACCAAGCCTTTTGCAAGCTTCCTTTAGCTCTTTTGTACATCTTTCTTTTATTTCCTTTGAAGGAAGATTAAGCTGCGAAAACTCTTTCATTTTACTTCACCTCCGTTCATTAAAAGCTCAGACATCGGCTTCAAGTCAACCCGATTCATACCGTCCATTTTATACATGCTGCCTTCCCTGAAAAGCTCTTGAACATTGAATCCATGAATATAGAAGTTCCCTCTATGTTCGCAGAGAGCACAAACAAAGATGTTAAGTTCCTTGTTTGCTTTGTAGAAAGCTGGCTGGGTAGGCTGGAACTTTATCCAGCCTTTATTTGCAATCTTGAACTCAATAAATACTGGCTGCTGAACCTCGCATACTTCATTCAGTTCTTTGTCATGTACCATAACTTCCTTGATTCCCAGAACGTCTGGAAAACCTTTCACTGTCTCTTCTGTCTCAATACAGAAGAGCTTCAAATAATCTTTTTTATGGTTTTTTATCCAGAGCATTTTGAAAGCTTGCTCTGTCTTGCAATCTTCATATTTCATAATTC